GCATGTCCAAGTGGTACGAAATCAAGGCAGCAGCCAAGGCCGAAGACAAACCGGCATCGGCTGAGGTCTACATCTACGGGAACATCGGCGACCGATGGGACGAAAACGGCGTCGTCGCTGCTGATCTGGTGCGCGACCTTGCCGCCGTTGACGCGGAAACGATCATCGTGCGCATCAACAGCTTCGGCGGCAGCGTGCCCGATGGCCTGGCCATCTACAACGCGCTGAAGCGCCACTCGGCCACCATTGATGTGCAGATCGAAGGCGTCGCGCTTTCCATCGCTGGCTACATTGCCATGGCTGGCGATACCGTGACCATTGCCAAAAACGGGCAACTGATGATCCACGCCCCCTGGGGCATGGCCCTGGGCAATGCGACGAAGTTGCGCGAGCAGGCCGACATGATGGACCGCTTCGCCAAGGCCATGGCCAGCGCCTATGCCGACAAATCTGGCAAGTCCTACGAAGACGCCCTGGCCTTGCTGACCGATGGCAAAGACCACTGGTTTCTTGCTGACGAGGCGCTGGCCGAAGGCTTCGCCGATGTGGTGGGCGAGGCCAGCGACGCGCAAGCCAGCCTCGCCAAGAGCTTCGACCTCTCCCGATTCAAGCCTGCCGCATCTGCAGGCAACCCCGTTTCTCAACCTCCGGCAGCCGCCGGCAATCCCAAGGAGCATCAAATGCCCGATCCCGTGAATCCGGCGGCCAACCCTGCCGCACCTTTCGCCCGCACCAAGGCCGACAACGACCAAGTGCTGGCGATGTTCAAACCCTTCCTGGCCCGCGATGGCGTGCAGGCTCTGCAGACCGATGTGCTGGCCGACCCCGCACTGACCGTCGAGCAGATTCAGGCCCGCTTGCTGACCGAAGTCGGCAAGAACGCCACTCCGGCCAACCCGCAGAACGCCGGCCCGCGCGTGGAAACCGTGGAAGACGAAGGCGACAAGCGCCGCGAAGCCATCGTGTCCGCGCTGATGGTCCGCGCTGGCACTGAGACCGACGCCAAGGTGCGCGCCTCGATGGGCGCCAACCCGTTCCGTGGCGCCAAGCTGCTGGACGTGGCCCGCGCCAGCCTGGAGCATGCAGGCGTCAAGGTATCCGGCATGAGCCAACTGGAAATCGTGGCTGCTGCCTTCACGCAGTCCACCAGCGATTTCCCGGTGCTGCTGGAAAACACCATGCACAAGTCGTTGCAGACGGCCTATGCCCGCGCTGCGCTGACTTGGAACCGCTTCTGCGCCACTGGCTCGGTGAGCGACTTCCGCGCCCACAACCGCTACCGCGTCGGCAGCTTCGGCAGTCTGGACGCCAAGAACGAGCTGGGCGAGTTCGTGAACAAGTCCATCCCCGATGGCGAAAAGTCCAGCATCACCGCCGGCACCAAGGGCAACATCATCAACCTGTCGCGCGAAGCCATCATCAACGATGACCTGGGCGCGTTCGTGGGCCTGGCTGCAAGCCTGGGCCGCGCCGCCGCCCGCACGGTGGAGGTGGATGTGTACGCCCTGCTGGCGCTCAACAGCGGCAACGGCCCCACCATGGCCGATGGCAAAGCCCTGTTCCACGCTGACCACGGCAACCTGACCACCAGCGCCGCCATCTCCATGGCCGCGATTGATCTGGACCGTGTGGCCATGGCCTCGCAGAAGGACGTGAGCGGCAACGACTACCTGGACCTGCGCCCCGCTGTCCTGCTGGTCCCCATCGGCCTGGGCGGTACGGCTCGCACCATCAACGATGCGCAGTACGACCCCGACACCGCCAACAAGCTGCAGAAGCCCAACATGGTTCGCGGCCTGTTCCGCGACGTGGTGGACACCCCGCGCCTGACCGGCAACCGCCGCTACCTGTTCGCTGATCCGTCCGAAGCGCCTGTGCTGGAAGTCGCCTTCCTTGACGGCGTGCAAGAGCCGTTCCTTGAGCAGCAAGACGGCTTCGACGTGGACGGCAGCCGCTGGAAGGTGCGCCTCGACTACGGCATCGCCGCCATCGACTATCGCGGCGCTGTGAGCAACGCCGGCGGCTAAGACACAGCGGGCCCCTTCGGGGGCCTGCGTTCAAACGATCACCCCAACTTTTTAGGAGCCTGAAATGGCAAAGAACTACAAGCAAGAGGGCGACACGCTGATGCTCGCCCCAGGTGCCAACGTGGCATCTGGCGTTGGCTACCTGTTCGGTACGGCGCTGTTCGGCATCGCGCTGAAGGACGTTTCCAGCGGCGTGGAAGGCCCATTCGCCACTGAGGGCGTGTGGGAACTGCCCAAGACCTCGGCGCTGGCCATCAGCGTGGGCGACCGTGTGTATTGGGACGCCACCAACAAGGTCGTCAACAAGACCACCAGCGGCCAAGAGTGCATCGGCGTGGCCGTGTCTGCAGCCGCCAACCCCAGCGCCACGGTGATGGTGAAGTTGGGCGTGTCGGTCATCGAAGGCACCTGAGCATCATGACCCTGGCCGCGCTCAGTGCTGGCACCAACGTGGTGTATCGCACCTTCGGCGTTCCTGCGGGCTACATGCCCAAAGGCTCCGAAGTGGTGACGCCCTGCACGGTGCTGGTCGAGCGCGACCTGTCCCGCTTCGGCGAGGTCGCCCAGGTCAACGCCCGCACGGCCATCGTGTGTGTGCGCAAGTCTGAGGTGTCGGCGGCTCCGCTGCGTGGCGACACCTTCAGCCTGAACGGTGGGGCTGAGACCCTCAAGGTGGACAGCCTGCAGGCCTCCGACGAGTTCGAACACCGGGTGTATGCAACATGAGCGCGCGCCTGAGTTTCGAGTTCATCGCCAACCAAGAGGGCGTGAAGGACGCGGTTGAAACCTTCCGGTTCATCGGAGGCAACACCGACGAGGCGATCCGCATTGCGATCAACAAGTCGGCCCCTCGCGTCCGCACCCTGGCAAGCGCCCGCATCCGTGAGCAAGTGCGGCTGTCGGCCTCCTACGTCAACGAGCGCCTGACGATCCGCCGCGCTACCCGCCAATCGCTGAATGGCGCCGTCAGCACGCCCAGCCGTGGCTTGCTGCTGTCGCGGTTCAGCACTGATTCGCTGATTGCCGGCGATCGCGTGGGCTGGATCAAACCGCCCGCCGTGCCGCCTCGTGGCATCCGCGTCAAGGTCAAGCCCAACGGCGCGACCACCGAAGTGACCGGCGACAGTGACACCAAGGGCAACAAGCCGTTCTACGTGATCCTGAACGGCGGCCAAAACATCGGCATCGCTGCACGCCTGACGGGGCAGAACAAGAAGTTCAAGGTCTTCAGCGGCCCCAGCTTGTCCCAGGTGTTCAACACCGTGCGCGACGATGTGCTCGGGCCGGCTGGTGACATCTATCAAGCGCAGTTGCTGGACGCGATCCGCTACCTGACGATCAAACAGCTACCGGTGGAGACCTGAGCCATGGCCACATCCCCACCGGTCAGCATCCGCGAGCAACTGCTTGCAGCCATCACCACCGCCGTGGGTGGCACTTACGGCACGACCACGCCTGAAGACGAACGCGAACTGCCCGTGACCATCGTGCAGGACGGCAGCGACGAGGCATCGACCCGCTACGACAGCAACGAAATGACCACACCCGTGGCGGTTGGCCGCATTGCCGTAGCCGCGAGTGACGACCTGGCCGAAAAGCGCGCCCAGGCAAACGAGATGCTGGCGCAGATCGTGGCCGACATGCACGCCGATGAAACCTTCGGTGGCCTGGCCTACGGCGTGGACTACGCAGGCGGCGGCATTGAGGTCGAGCGGGGCAAGTTTGTTTTTGCAGAGGCCTCGTTCGGCGTTCGCTGGCACCACTTGCGCGGCGACCCCTACAGCCAGACCCCCACCGAATAACCCGATTTTTCACAGGAGCAAACCATGGGCGCACCCATCATCCGTTACGAGGCCGGCCAGACGGCCAAACCTTTCGAGGCCATGACCGACAGCGGCGACGCCAAGGTTTTCGAGGCCAGCTTTTCCCCCGTGTCCAACGCTGCCGGCTTTGAGCCGGTCGTGGCACCATACGGCCTGCTGACCGGAGGCGCCATCACCCCGCACACCGACAACGACAAGGTGACGGTGGCAGCCTTGACTGCATCCATGGCCGGCGTGTCTGGTGCCGATGCAGATGGCGTCATCAGCGTGGCCTCTGGCTCGTTGACCATCACGCGCGGCCTGACCACCGACACCCACTGCATCACCTCGATCACCGTCAACAGCTCGGGCGCTCTGGCTGCTGTGGCTGGC